CACCGGCCTTGATGAGCTTCTGCACGTCGCTGCCGACAGAGGTGTCCAGAATGTCGGCCTCGATCCACAGACCGATGGCGTCGACGCCCTTGTCGGTGATCACTCCGATGACCTCATGCGCGTTGTGCTGGTAGCAGAGCTTCATGCGCTCGGCGTTCTCGCTCTTCAGGAAGGCGTCACAGGCTGTGGGCTCGATGACGTCGCCCCAGCTGTCCACGTTGCCGAAGACGCAGGCGTAGGCCTTGATGTGGAGAACCTTGCCGTCTTCGCTGGCAGACTTCACCTCAACCTTATAGAGGTGGGCCTTGTATTGTATTTCTTTTTCCATCGCGGTTATGTTTTCAAAACGAAATTATTTAATATGCAAGCAGGTACGGGTAGAAGCACCATACATTTGGTTGCACGCTATTTGGGCAGGCGGATGCAGCTGCAGGCGCAGTTGATGATCTCATCGGCAGCAGCCCCGAGCGACGTGTCGTGCGGGTACATCACCAGTCCGCCCTCCAGCTCGAAGGGCTCGTCTTGATCGACCTCCACGCCGTCCATCACCAGATGGCTCTCGCGCGTGTTGCCCAGGCCGCTGATGCACCACTGCTTGGTAAACGAAATGTCGAGTGTGCCGGCTGCCGTCGCTGCCGCGTCGGCCATGGCGATCATGGTCTCCGTCTGCGCTATGCGGCGGGCCTGCCACTTGGCCAGCAGCTGGTAGCGGCTGTAGATGCGCTTGGTCAGCTTCTCCACTCCTATCCCGGGATCGGCAAGCATCTCCTCGCGCAGGATATTGACGAGATCGTCACGCAGGGTGTCCGTCACGCTGACGATGTTCTCGCCGGCGCGCTGCTCGGCGTAGTCCCTCAGGGCCTCGGCCCACAGGTCGTCATCCTCGGCGGCCTTGGCCTTGCGGAGGTCGCGGGCCGTGCTCTTGCACATGGGCAGCCCGGCGTCATGGAAGAGGCCGTCCCACCACTGGGGCAGGTAGCCACTCTCGTCGAGCTGGTCCTGCAACACCTGGAACCAGTTCTGCGGGTCGCTGTAATACTCCTGACATGTGGCCAGCACGCGCTTGACCTCATGCGCACGGGCGCGCAGCAGACGCGCCTCATATACGGCGCCCACCTTGAGGCCCTTCTGCCTCAGGTAATCCTGGTGCTTGCGCTGTGCCGTAGATATGCGTCGCTTGCCCATTATACTTCGTTGATGTCGTATGTCTCGTTGCCGAACTGGATGCCGAGAGGAATCATGGGCTCGTCGGCGTAAGGCTCATTGATGGCGTCGAAGCCATTGGCCGTACGCAGCTCGTTGAGGCTGCCGTGCATCTTGGTGATGCGGTCCAGCGCCTCCGACGGCGTCTCCTGGAGTGCGGGGATCTCGTCGCGGTTGACCACGAGCTCGTACTCCTGGTCGAGGCCCACATAGGACAGAAGGTCGGCGGCGAACTCCTCGGCCAGAGGGATAGCCTGCTGCTCGTAGATGGCCTTCTTGGCCTCCTTGGCGTTCTCGTACTTGGACTGCCCGTAGTAGAGGTCCACCGGCAGGCGGTAGACGAAGCAGAGGGCAGTCACGGCTTCCTTGTGGGAGTTGAGGATGTCAAGGTCCACGGGCTTGGTCAGCAGCGAGTGGTAGTCGATGGGAGTGCGCAGCGCCTTGATCTTGTTGAAGGACTTCATGCCGTTGACCTCCTTCTCGAGGTTGTCGGCGTCGGTGGCCAGCACTCCGAGGCCGCTGTTGTCAGCCCTGGGCGTGATGATGCCGGCGGCGCCGCCATTGTCGAGGCTGACGTCCTGGCGCCTCATGCCCTTCTCTATGACGGACAGGTAGATTGCAGCCGCCACCACCTTACTGGTGCCATAGAAGCTGGTGTCGTCAAGGTTGTAGTCGAAGGACTCGAAGACCTTGTTGTCCATGGTGATGACCTCGCCTACGGCGTTGGTGAAGGTGATGCCCTTCAGGGGCTTCTCCATCCCGCCAGTCTTCACCATGACCTTCTGTGACGGCAAGACGTACATGCCGATCTTTGGGTCGATGCGGCGATCCGCTCCCTTCGTCTTGGGAGCGTAGACCCAGGCGTCACCAAAGAGCAGACGATTGACCGCCCAGGCCTTGCCGAAGCGGCGCAGGTTGTAGCGGTCGTTGGGGCGTCGCAGCGCATCCATGAGCCAGTGGCTGTCGTCGTAGATGTAGGTGCCGTCATCCTTCAGCTTGCGCAGCTCCAGGTACTTCATGACCTCGCCCACGTTGTCGGCGATGTAGTCGATGATTCCATTCACCGGAGCGCAGGTCTCGTATGCGTTCTTGATGGCATCACGGGAGAGCTCCTTCAGAGGCGGGAGCTGGAAGCCGTGGAGCAGCTTCGACAGGCTCTTGAGGTACTCGTTCTGCTGGTTGTTGCCGTCATAGTAGCCCTTGAGTTCCACGCCCTGGCGCGCCTTGTCGTTGAGGTCGTTATACTTTCGATTGCTCAGTATCTTCATAGCTGTCTTTTTCTACGAAGGTACAGAGGCACAGATGCTTGTCTGGATTATGGGCTATACATTTGGTTGCACGCTCATCACCGACTGCATGGCTGACACTCCGAGGCGGTGAAGATGGGTGAAGGCCGCGTAGTTGATGGCATCCATCAGATGGTCATTGCCGTCCTGGGGATCGTCGGTGAAAATGCTCTTGTCATGGGGGTTGGGCTTCCAGCTGTAGCCCTGCACCTCGGCCTTGATGTGCGCGCCGACGTAGCGCACGCGGAAGCCCTGCAGCCAGCCGACACGACCGCTCTTGTCACGGTTGATGCCGTTGTAGGCCGCGATGCTGTAGATGCGCCGCAGCTCGGCGTTGCTGTCCGGGCGGGCGGGATCGCAGTAGACGGTGCAGTAGCGGGGCTCGTAGTAAACAGGGAAACGGACGGGCCTACCTTCCTCGTCTGCGATGACACGGCCTCTCTCATCATAGCGCTCCTCGGTATGGTGCAGCAGCTTCGCTCCGTCCTTGATGATCCGGGCGGCGATGTCCCTCGGGAGCAGACCCGTCTGGTAGCAAAGCTCCTTGACGTACAGCGTGCCGGTCACAGGCTCATAGCACATGCGCACCAGAGCATCAGGGTCGCCGCCGTAGCCCCAGTCATTGCCATACCACTGCGGCAGTCCGTCGGGGTACTGGTCCTCGGAGATCTCCTCCCAGTCTTTGTAAATGACACCTTCTTTGCGTACCAGCCAATTTCCTCCGTAGAGGTGGTCGTACTTCTCGGGATCTCGCTCCTTCATCTCGAGAGCGATGTCGATAAAGGACTGCGACAGATTGGTCCGGTTGTCCTCCCATGTCGTATGGATGTAGGTGACATTGTCCTTGACGCCATTGAAGTCATAAGACACTCCGGGCTCGAGGAAGAAGCGACGATAGATCCAGTGCGAGATGTCGGTCGGGTTGAGCACCAGGATGACCATGTTGTGGGCGTTCTTCTCACGGATGGACTGGTCGATCGTGTCAAAATACTCCTCATCCACGAGCTCCTGGGCCTCGTCGAGTATCCAGGCCTTGACGCGGTTCAGGGACTTCAGGCGCGCCACCTGATTGCCGCTTGACATCTGCAAACCTCTGAACCAAATGCGGGCGCCGGTCGCCCGGTTCTGCACGCTCTGTGCTCGTACCGTGAAAGACCCACGGCAGTCGCCGATGTCCATCTTTTCAGTAAACTCAGGGATGATGGACACTTCTGCGGCAGTCAAGTTCCATCGTGAGTATAACAGATTGTAAGAGTCGAGGAAGGTATGGTCCAACAAAGCGCAAGACAAGGCATAGGACTTGCCCGAGCCTCGCCCGCCGGTGACGACCACATACCTCGTCGTAGGATTCCAAAGGGGCTTGTATTTCTTACTGATCCTGTACGCCATCCTCGTCGTCCTCGAAAATCACACGGGGCCTCAGCACCGTAGTCGTCAAGTCTATGTCCTGGTGCATGTCATAACCTCTGTTGCGGGCCTTGCGCTCCAGGAAGAACTTGATCGCCTTGAAGTTTCCCGCCTTTATGGCCTCATGCAGTTTTGTCTCAACCTCGTCGATGAAGACCTCTACAGTCTCATTGCAAGCCTGGTCAAATTCAGGATCCTCCCGACGCCAGTCTATAATCATCCGCCTTGAAATGTGCAAGGCTTCACAGGCAGACTTGTAAACGCCACCAGACCGCTGCAAGGCCTCAAGGAACTTCTCCTTAATGGCCTTCTTCTGTGCCTTAGAATACTTGTGCCCTCTTGCCATGACTCATCCTCCTATCAATACTTGCTTAATGTAATACTCGATGCGGGCCTGCGCATCACTCTTCAGTGGAAATGCTTGCATAGCCCGCAACACCGTTCTCTTGTCAAGATTGCATGCCTCCGCAATCTCCTTGGGAGTCTTCCCACATACCCGGATCAGACCTGCCAATTCACTGAGCCGCTGGGCCTCGTTGGCCCTGAACTCGTCTTCAGTAGGTCTCGTACGCGCATGAGTGTTCATTTTTGTACCTCCTCTGTTTACAAATTTATTGTCATAACCAAATCACCTCAATCCGTCAACTCTGCATTTGATTGCATCTAAGCTCTTTAATACGCTGCAGCAAAGCCGTCTGACAGTCGCCCTTGCCCTTCAGGACGTCGCGCACCTTCTCGTCGAGGGTGCCCTTGGCGACGATGTGGTACAGCAGCACGGGACGATCCTGCCCCTGACGGTATAGGCGTGCGTTGGCCTGCTGGTAGAGCTCCAGATTCCATGTCAGGGTGTACCAGACGATGGTCCTGCCGCCCTGCTGCATATTGAGTCCGTATGCCACCGACGCGGGATGGCACAGCAGCAGCCGGATCTGCCCGGCGTTCCACATCTCGAGTATGTCGGGCTCGCCCTGGAAGTGTACGGGGTCGAAGTGTGCAAATGTGCTGTGCATCCTCGCCAGCTCGTGCTTGTAGGCGTAGAACACCAGCACCGGTTCCTCGGTGGCTTCCAGCAGATCCGACAGTGCGTCCATCTTGCTGCGGCCCACCTCATGCCACTCAGAGTCGGAGTCATAGACCGCTCCGGAGGCATACTGCAGGAGCTTGTTGCTGAGAGCTGCCGCCGTCACGGCCTCTATCATGGCCTCGTCGACCTGCAGCAGCTGCTCCTTCTCGAACTTCAGGTAGCCCTTCATCTCGGAGTCCTCCAGTGCGATGACGGTATCATACTCCATGAGTGCCGGCATCTCGAGGTAGTCCTTGGCCTGGAGGGAGAGGCAGATGTCGGAAATGGCCTTGGTGATCTGCTCGCGTGCGCCTGCGCGGGGAATCCACTCGTAGACGACGTGTCCGTTGTGACGCCCGGGGCGGAAGTAGTTCTGGCGGTACATCGTCAGGGTACGTCCCAGACGCTCGCCGTAGTCCAGCAGCTCCATCTGGCTCCAGAGGTCCATCAGGCCGTTGGGGCTCGGGGTGCCGGTGAGAAGGACGACACGTCCCATCTTCCACCTCATGCGGCGCAGCGCCTTGAACCGTCGACTGCTCGGGTTCTTGAAGCTGGAAGACTCGTCGATGACCACCATGTCGAAGGGCCACTGCACCAGATCCAGGTCGCAGTAGTCGACGAGCCACTTGACGTTGTCGCGGTTGACGACATAGACGTCAGCGTCTTCCGCCAGCGCGGCCTTGCGCTTCTTCTCCGGTCCCATGACGAGAGACATCCGCAGCCCTTTGAGATGGTCCCACTTGGCGGCCTCCTGCGGCCAGGTGTTGCGGGCCACAGATTTAGGAGCTATGACCAGAGCCTTCCGGACTTCTATATAGGAGTCTATAAGACTCCATATAGCGGTCAGGGCGATGACGGACTTGCCAAGGCCCATGTCCAGGAAGAGGGCACAGTAACGATGGCTGACCACGAAGTCTATGGCCCTCTGTTGATAACTATGTGGAGTAAATCTCATTTCTTCAGCAGCTCCTCCACCACTTCTATCACGGCGTTCAGCGTCACCTCGCTGTCTACGACGAACACAGGGAAGTCCATCTGGCGCAGCTGCTCGTGGCAGTGGCGCTGCAAGAGTGTGGGCTTCTTGCCGGTGCTCTTCAGTTCGACAAATATGGTCCAGCCGCCCGGCAGAAGGATGAGGCGGTCGGGCAGTCCTCGATGGAGTTGGCTCAGCAGTTTCAGCGCCATTCCGCCCCTTGCCTCGACCTCTTTCCGAAGCCGGGCCTCCAGCGTTTTTTCGCTGTGTGACAATTCTCTCGCGCGCGCGTAGGTAGCATTA